TACATGGCACATGATCCTTAAGGATGTTGTTGGTAAGATTGACTATGATGCTATTGACAACACAAGGTTCAGTCAGGGTACAGCATTCGCTGATCTACTTGCTGATGCTGACATGGGTAAGTCATTAGTACTTAAGGATCTTATTAAGAAAGACTATCCTGAATTCTATTACAGACAGAATGGTGCTGGTGTTTATACTATCACACCAGGTGATATTATTGAAGACGATGCAAGTATCCAATACTATGTTGAGTCAGTAGAAGATGTTGGTCAGATTGATGATACATTCTATGTCTTCAATACACAAGAGATTCAGAAACGTATCTATGGTCAGCAAGATGGTATCTATTATCTAACTGCTGTTCGTGGTAACATTTCACCACTACCTCAAGGTGCTGGTAACTTAGGCAACTTCAGGAACTTTAAGTTCTCCCAGCCTATCTCCTCACTATATCCATTAAACTATAAGAACGATCCTCTCTGGTATCAGCAGTTGGATGCAACATTAGTTGATCCACCTCAGACATATTCTGCTGCTGATAACTATGTTCATGGTCTTGTAAGAGTTAATGACTTCAAGGGTTCACTAACTCAAGAGAGTGTCATTGATCTAATTAAGAACAATGCATTCGGAGACAATACTTATACACAAGTATCATCTTCTATTGATAATAGAATCAGAGCACAGAAGGGTAACGCTGCTTCTGGATCTGAAGATAGATTAATTCCTATTGCTGGTGATAGTACAGTCGTAGCAGATCAACGATACTATGTTGAACTTCGAAGACCATCTATCGCAAGAGCTGGTAACCACACATTTGAATATCTTGGTTTTGGTCCAGGTAACTACTCAACTGGTCTACCTCAACGTCAAGAGGTTGTACTCACAGAGATACAAGACTTCTATGCTCAGTCTAAGAAGCAAAATGGTGGTCTAGTATTCTACACTGGTCTTAACTCTAATGGTGACCTATACATTGGTAACCGTAAGATTGATGCTATCACTGGTGAAGAAGTATTCCTTGAGTCTGCAACATTACAAGATTCTGATGATGATGACGAGACACTAGGTAATCTAGTTACAACGTTTGATACTCCTGTTACATTCAATGAGTACATCACTGTTAATGGTGGTGAAGCTCAGGATAAGAGAAGTACATTCAACTCACCTGTTTTAATTAATGTTCTTGGAACTGTTAGAAATAACCCTGCGTTGGTAGTTTCTTCATTCGTTGATCCTGCTATCGATGATGGTTCTCTTGATAGATCAGCATTCGTCAGAAATGTCGAAACTGGTGGTGATATTGTTATTGCTAGGAATAAAATTTCCGCAGCAATTTTCCAGTTCAATAGTCGCAGAGATGGTCAAGGATACAAGTTCTTAACACATATCACAGGTTCTACACCTTCTAACATTACTCCTGATCAAACTGGTGCATTTAATGCAAGTCAGATTGTTTCTTATGGTAATGCAGGTGCTCCTGATTCTGGTGACATGCTCCTTAAGGGTGGAAGTATTGGTAAGTCTGGATCACTTGGTTGGATCTATTCAAACTACTACACTACAATTGGTAATGCTGTTCCTGAATCCCTTGCATTTAATAACACTAACGTTATTACAATTACATGGGCTACATTAACAAACCAGCAACTTGGTATCACATCATCTTCTGAACTTAGATTCAGTGGATTCTCTGATAGTGACTTCAATGGTACATGGCAAGTTATATCCAATGGATTTAATCCTAATGCTAATACATTACAGTTTGCTATTGGTGCAACTAAGAACACTGTTAACAATCAGAACCCAAGAATGTGGTCTGATGAAGTTGCTCAGAATGCTAACATTACACTTGAATACTCCAATTCCAACTGGAAAGAGTGGGGTGTTATTGGTGCTGAAGCAATTAGAACAGAGACTGATGCTATTGGTGATTACAAACTTGGTATTAACACAGTTGGTAGATCTGATAAGGAATCTTACAAACAAAACTTCGTTGATGCTAAGACAAACCCACGTGCAAACCTTGATGTTGTTGGTACTGCATTCATTAGTGGTAAGAAGATCACTGATTATGCATCACATGCAACTGATGCTACTAGAACATATCAAGATCGTACTGATGCATTCATGGTTGGTGGAGATTCTTCCTCACCAACAGATGAGTCAACCTTCAGAGTTTCTACCGCTAACGGTGGACGTGTTGGTGTTAATGTAACTGATGCTGAATTAGATAGAGCATTAGTTGTTGATGGTGAGTCTAGGTTCACTGGTGATGCTAGGTTCGAAGAAGATATCGAAATCAATGGTGGTGGTGGAGCTAATACTGCACAGATTAGAACATCTATTACTACAGGTAAGGTACAATTCTTCCCTAATGCTGGTGGAACTCCGTTCACTGGTGAAGTAGAGATTGCACCACTTGGTACTACTATTAAGATTGCAGATTCAACTCCATCTGATCAGTTTATCAAGATAGGTAACTTCTCATTCCATAGTAATATTGACATTGGTTTTACACCTACAATGTCTACCAATATCTCTAAGGTTCAAATAGGTGGTGCTTATGAGAATAACGAATCATTATCATATACACTTATAGGTACTAAGTCATTCAAGACTAAGGGAGACTTCCAGTTAGGTACAGTTAGAGGACTACTTGACACTGTTAAGTTGACATCTACTGCTGGAACTGTTGAGTTCTTTGCTGGTAACTCTGCTACATCTAAACTTGACTTTGCTACCAATGCTTCTGAGATCACAATCGCTGGTAAAGGTGGTAAGACTACAGTTAGAAACAACCTAGTCGTTGATTCTGCTGCTAGATTTAACTCTGACATCACACTCTGTGGTGGATTTGCTTCTTACTCATTCACAGCATACAGAGCACAAACTGGATCTACTGCATTCGCTCATGCTAGTGGAGATCTTGGTAACAATATATTCAACAGTAATGTTGATTTGATTGAAGTCAAGAGACTTTCCAACACTGATGAGAACTACAACGCAATTGATACAGCTGGTACTGGTGATTGGGGTGGATCTGTATTCCAGAATCCAATTACACAGATTGCTGGAACTGTTGAACCTCTAACTCTAACAGGTTTGAGTGGTGATCAGTATTACTTACCACTTAAGAATCGTCCGTTCGATAGTAATGGTGCTCAGTATATTACAGAGCAAGATATACTACTCATTGATACTGATGATTCAGGTGGTACTAAGCATCCAGAATTTGTTAAAGTTATTTCTCTTCCAAGAATTAACGTTGCACCTTACTGGATCGTAGTTGAAAGACTACCATTTGGTACATACACCGCTACTAGATCTGATCATCCAGATACTACTGCTATCTACAAGTGTACAGTACAGTATAATGCTACTTGGACTACTACAACTATAGATGCTACAGGTACTGAAGATAATGTATACCTAGCACAGTTCGGTGGTAACATCGCACTTGGTGATTATATAATCGTTGATCGTGAAGATACTACTAGCCCTGCTAATGGCATCTTTGATCAAGGTGAGATATTTAAGGTTAAGACTCTCCTATCTCAGGTTGCTAAGAAACTAACCATTAAGAATGGTTGTGACACAGCACAAGAAGAGACAGTCTTTGAAGTTGATTCCACAACTGGTAATATAACTGCTGGTGCTGGTGGAACTACCACAATTAATGGTACATTCAACCTTAACGGTACTTGCACAACACCATATGTTAATGCAACAACTAATAAGAAGTTAACTATAACAAATGGTTCCGACATTACAACATTCGAGGTTGACACTTGTACAGGTGACACAACTGTTGGTAACCATCATGGTACAGTATTCATGCTTGCTGAACAGTATGGTACATCACCTGCTGCATACACTAAGGGTGTTGATGAAGTCCATGTATACAGACATAATCCAATGTCTGTTATCTCTGGTGGTCCTTTAACAACAACTGCTGATAACGTTGTAACTGCAACATCTAACATTGAAATTCAAGGTAACCTAACATCATTCACTAAGGGTGATTTGGTTGCGATCTTTACTAATGCTGCTATTGAAATCATTCAACTTACTGATGATCCTTACACAGGTACAGGTGGTGAGTTGTTACTACCAACAGCATCTAATGCTGAGTATACTAATGGTGGTCGTGGAAAGGAAGGCACGAGTGCTCAAGCATTCTCTGTCGGTGCTAACGTTGTTAAGTTAGACAAGTATGAGAGGACTACAACACTCTTACATGACATGGCTGCAACACAGGCAGACAGAGCAACAGATCTCAAGGCTAGATCACCAAATACTAGTGATATTAGACTTGAAATCTCACTTGCTGATGCTGATCTGATTGCTCCTAAACTTGATTATGTAACTCTTGTAAGAATAGGAAACGAATTCTTCTTACCTGATTCTGTTGATGGAACACTTGATGCATTCTATGCAATCAAGATGCCTAAGCAGATTAGAGAACCTAATAATGTAGGTACTACACCTGTCAAACTATTTGGTGGTGGATCCACAAAGATTAATCAAGATCTTGAGGTTATCAGTGGTGCTGTTAGAATGTATGGTTCTGATGGTAAGACTCTGGTCATGTCCATCGCTAACGATGATGGTCACTCAGGTGACGGATCACTTGAAGATCCTAAGACAGATACTGCTGGCATGACACTTAAGGGTGCTGCTGCATTCTACGGTGATCTTAAGATCTACTATGATAACTGTCAGATGCATGGAGTCTGTTCAACTGAGACTTCATTCAGAGTTACCAACAGAGAAGGTAACGTCTTGATGGGTGAAACCTTCTATCAGGCTGGTAAAGTATTATCTGTTGAATCAGCAATTGATCCTATATTCCATATAGATAACTTAGGTGGTGCTGGTGCTGGTGGAACTGAAGGTCCAAAAGACTTCAAGATCTATCAGAACAACGCTATTGATTCATTCGGTATTGAGAAATACTGGACTGCTGGTGGTGGTAGAAGACACACTTATGTTGCCTTTGATCCTTCAACTGGTATTGGTCAACAGCAAGACAACCCACTTCAGGTTAACCAAAACTACATGATTAATGCTTCATCTGGAAGTAACATGGTTGTATACCTACCAGATAATGCACAGACAGGTGACATGATTAGATTCATTGAACTTAGTGGTAACCTAACATATAATACAAGTTTGATATTACGAGCCAAGAAAGCAAATAATGTAGCGGTAGCTATTCAAGGTGATACAAGTGGTTCGAGGATTGGTCCAGGTGCTGGCCAAACCTTATCAACAGCATGGGATTCAGGTGAATTAGTTGTTCAGACACGCAACGCATCATTCGGTCTAGTTTACGCTGGTACTGTTGACGTTGAGGGTTCTGCATCTGCACAGACTATTCCTCCAGCACTAAGAGGATGGTGGTTAATAGAACTATAAGACATGACTGCACTCTACGATTCTATTAAAAGTATGAGAACTGCAAAGGTAGGAACTATCCTACCTTGGGGCGGTGACGGTGGTACTGGTTTCCTTGCATCTAACATACCTAAAGGTTGGATAATATGTGCAGGTCAAACTGAACAAGCATCTGACTATCCATTGTTAGCAGCCAATCTAGGTGACACATATGGTGGTAACATGACTGATGCTAATGGAGATCATTATCCATTCCCTTATTATGGTTATCAAAATGCTACGTTTAGATTACCTCAACTGTCAAGTAGAACTCTTATTGACTTAGAGAATTCTGATCTTACTAAAACAAAGTATCAGATGGGTCAGGATGATGCACAAAGTGTAGTTGGTAATTTGGTTGCTGATTATGGTGAGACAAATCCAGTTACTACAACTTACGAAGCAACTGCTGATATTGATTTCACACTTAATATATCTGGTAACTTATATTTTAAGTTTACTAATATATCTTTATTTGCTCCTGATTTTATTGAGACAATATACACATTGAATCGTAAGTTAGGTATCAATCATACTCCTGCTCATGGTCACTCAGATAGGATTACATCTATTAACGTGAACCCTAACAGTCCACAAATATTCAGGACTGACCAAGGTATTGAAATGACTGGTTCTGTTACTATGCAGTGTGCTACTGATGGACCAACCACATGTTCTATGAGAGAGCAAAACCCAACAAACTGGCAAGAAGGTGCTACTAGATTGTCATTTTATGGTGATGAAACTCATGAATATACTTTACCACGTTGTGATAGTTTCCAAGAGTTCATAACAGACAGTACTAATAAAGACTACTGGGGTCATGTACCTGCTGGTGCTTCTAATTGGCGTACTAATACCAATGACAGAGGATCTGGACATGGTAGTACAACATATACACAAACAATTTTTAGTAGAGGAAATACAGATCAACTATCTAACGTTGAACCAGTAGATACACATAAAGTTCCAGCTCATACTGGATACTTCCCAAGACCAATGGAGTTTAGATCTAGACCAAACTTCTTTGGATATGATACATCATCACCTCAAAGAGCTGATGGTTTGGTAGACGATCCTGAAACTGCACCAGTGTTTAGTGTTACTGGATGTATATTAGATAGTACTGCTAAGATTATAATACCTTCTGGTACTGATATTAGAAGATTATATGGTACTGCACCAGATCAATGGTATCAGTGGGATAAGATAACTCCATTGATGTATGTTACACCAGTTGTTGATGATGATAAGTATGATGTATTAAGAGAAGGTACATATGTTCAGACAATGGAACCAGCAGAAGAATTTTCTGTTAATCCTACACCACAGTGGGAAGTAACTCTTAACTCAGCTGCATTAGTATCTGGTACATATGATCTTAAGTTTAGACATGGTGCATGGCCAACTTCATTAAACCAATCTGCTGCAAATAAGAATCCAATTGAATCTGCTTATAGAGCACATAATCATAGTAGTTTTGAAATTGCTCAGGGTATAGGATCAATGGCTGGTCCTCCATCACATACTGCTGACAACGCAGATGGTTCTGCATTACAAGCACAAAGTTTAGAAAATGCTCTAAATATTTCATGTGACATTACACAACCTTCATTAACGATGACATTCATAATTAAGGCATTCTAATGACAACATTTTACGCTAAAGAAAGAGCAAAGTATGGTAATTTGACAGGTCAGGTAATTGTGTGGCCAGTAGAATATACTGGTACACCAGATACTAATGTTAATATAAAAAATTTACCTGCTGGATATCTGAAGTGTGATGGCACGAAATATTATGCAGATGATTATCCACAACTTGCTGCTATTTGTGGTGTAGGTACAGCATGTAAGTTCATTAGAAATAATGCTGATGGCACACCATTTGATACACTACAAGATGATCAATTCATGGTTCCTGATCTTGGTTCTAAGTATCCTGAACCAACTTCAGGTGCTAACGCAGGTTTATATAATAATATAAGATTAGATAATGCTCTGGGTAATGAGATAAGTCGTTCAGGTATTGGTATTGAAGCAGTATCAGCAATTGGTACTACAGTTAGAATAGATTATAGTGGATCTATCTCAGTACCAAGTCAAGAGATTCCTGTTCGTGGTAAACCATCTTGGTCATATGCTGGTGAAACACATCGTACAGATTCTGAAGGTGTAGAAGAGAATGCTATCCATCCACATGCACACTTCCACTCTGGTGTAAGATCTAGATTGTTGACTACTACAGAAACTAATAGTCAAAATCCTCTGACATCAGGACAAACTGGTAGGAGAAATGCTTCAACTATTCCTATTAGTGATTGGGTTGAAGGTACTACAAATAGTACTGGATATCCAGGATCAGGATCACAACCTTGTCTTGCAATAGATGCATGGAGAAATGGTGTTGCTGGTACGCAGAACTCACCATTAACTGCAACCATATATTATGGTGGTTGTATTTTCCCTCCAGATTCTCAAGCAGTCCAATCATTCAAATATCATTGTCTACTTGATAGAGTATTGACTGGACCTCTACTTGATAGAAGTACAATAGGAGGTTCTGCTGATGGATCTAATACTGCAAAGTATAAGAACACTTGGATCGTTCCTTTGATTGGATGCTTCTCAGGTGGTGGTGCTGCTGCTACAGGTTCAATGATAACTGTTCAACCAACATATATTCAGGGTGCTCAAGGTGTTCCTATAGATTTTGCTGGTAATAGTTTATATGATGTAGTTCCATTGCAATCAAATGATGCTGTTACTGAATCTCGTTGTACACCAGACGTTGATAATGTAGTAACAGAAACAGATGAGTTGGCTCAAACTTCTGACCCAACAATACATAACCATCGTATTGATATAGAAAAAGGTGATCATAATTATAAGGTGAAAACAAATGCTATTGTTATTCCACCAGAAAACCTGCAAACTACCATGACCATAGGAGAAGATTCATCAGTATCAATTGATTCTGCATGTCAACCCTTTATTATCATGGAATACCTAATTAAGATATGACCGTCTCTCAAGCATATAGAAATCCTAGACAAGGATTCTACACAGATCTTACCGTAGATACTACACCAGTGGGTGCTATTGTACCCAATTTAAAAACTGGTCAGAATTCATTCGACCATAGTTTTGTTAAGTATGGTGCTACAGCATTCCCAATATTAACAGAATCTGCTGGTGATGCATATCTATTAGGTGATGACCCTGCATATACACATCATGGTTATCTTTATTGTGATGGTTCTGAGTATAATATAAGTGATTTTCCAAGTTTATTTGAAATACTTGGTAATAAGTATGGTGGTAGAGCTAGTAGTGGCATTGATGTAGTTGATGGTGGATCAGGTTACACATCTGCTCCTTCAATAACAATTTCTGATCCTCCTACTGGTGGAGTAACAGCAACATGTCAGGCTATTGTTGAAGCAGGTAAAATAAAACAGATTGATGTTCTTCTTTCTGGTAAGGGATACACATCAGCACCAACATTAACATTGAGTGGTGGTGGTGGAAGTGGTGCATCATTTACTGTAAGATTAAATGAAGAAGGTTCAATACAAGGTATCACTACTGTTAATGTAATGGACATGTGGGGTGACCCATACTTAGGAACATTCTGTGTGCCTGATATGGTTACTAAGAAAGTAGTTGGTAATGGTCCTGTATTTGGTCAGAACTCACCTAACGTAGGTAACTCACAACTTGGTGTTGGTACTACAGGTGGTGCATGGTATCTTGCTAAGGAACAACAAGATGAATTCTTCTCACTTGGTAGAATAGTTACTACTGGATATGAGAATGTTGTTGAGACTGTTGAGTGTTCAATGATAGGACAGCAAAAGGTTGAGATAAGTATGAGAGAGACTAAACTCTCTGGTGTGTTTCAACATAATCATTCAGTGTATCATGCACAACCAGGATTTAATATCTATCAAGCAGAATCATCAGGTGATAGATATCTTCAAGACTATCGTGAAGGTAGAGGTAGATTAAGTAGATGGTATCCTACTGGTGGTATTGTATTCACACACAAGCATGGATTGTTAAGAAGTCCTATTACAGATAATACTATTGCTACCTATGATGTATTTGATGCAGTTGGTGGTGCTGGTGGTTGTGGATCAATTAAAGATCCAACTGTAGCTGCTTCTGAACAATTCTACATGGCATCAGGTGCTTCTGACGCTGGTACATATGAGTTTCAAACTTATATACCAGATCCAGTCATGAATATATTCACTGGATCATCACAGATTGGTGGTAGGGCAGTTAATACTGGTGGTACTCCTGTATATGATTTTTCAGATGAGTGGGAATTTACCTCAGCTGGATCATACTCCATAAACTTAGGAAATATAACTGGTACACCTGACAAACTGATCTATGAACTTGTAGGTGGTGGAGGATCAGGTGCTGCTGGTAATGTTACTGGTAACAGTGGTGGTGACACTGTAATGACAGTTGGTAGTGTGTTGACATTAACTGCTGAAGGTGGAGACGCTGGTGGTGCATGTATCGGACAACAAGGGGGATCTGGTGGTACAGGAGGAACAGCAGCTGAATCTGGAAGTGCTGCTATCTATGCTACTGGTAGTTTTGATGGTCAGAGTGGTGCTGCTGGTGGTAATGGTCAAACTCCAGATGGTTTCCCATTAGCAGACTACCCAGATAATCCTAATGGTGGTGGTGATGGTGGTAGTGGAAACGGTTCTGGATATGGTGCTGGTAGTGCTGGCATAAACCTATTACAAGGTGGACAGAGTGGTACATATAGTGAAACTCTTACAGCAGATGGTACATTTAACACAGGTCCAGTAAACAATCCAACATCAGTACAAATAACTCTTAATGGAGGTAAAGGTGGAGCTGCTGGTCGTGGTGGTTACACAGGATATAATGGTGCAACCATTGTTGTTGACATGGTTGCAGATGAGTTAGATGGATTCTCAGCAGGTGGATGGTCATTTGTACGTGGTACTGCTGCTGGTGGTAGAATGAATGGTAGTTCAACTGCTGGTGGTAATGGTGGATATGGTGGTGAAGGACACCAAGAAGCAGACGGTGGTGGTGGAGGTGGATCTTCTCTGATTAAGAGAGGTACACAAATATTAATTGGTGCTGGAGGTGGCGGTGGTGCTGGTGCATCTGGATATGACGGAGGTGCTGGTGTGAATGGATCAGGACCACCATCAGGATATTCTCAACCAGACGGCACAACACAGGCACTTGGTCCAGGTGGCGGTGGTACAGGTGGACACTACGGATGTATCGGTGGTGGAGGCGGTGGCGGTGGCTCAGGAGTCGCCAGAAACGGTATTACATTTGGTGGTATAGGAAACGGTGGTGCATCAGGTGGTCCTGGAGGTGCTCCTGGCGGAGACGGAGGACACCAAGGTGGTGGTGCAGGACAATCAGGAGTTAGTTCCTATCGTACTGATTACTTCACTCTCAATTCATTCAGTCATTCAAATGATTATGGTGGAACTAATAATGGTAATGGTTGGGCTAATATAACTGCTGTATATAATAATGACTACTGGACCTCTGGAGGAGGCGGTGGTGGAGGCGGTGCTCTCTGGGCTGGTGATATTTCTTGGAGTTGGTTAAACAATCCTGGATCCATATCAGTACAAGTTGGTAGTGCAGGTTTAGGTATAAATCCAGGTGGACAAACCACTGGTACTACAAGTACTGCTGAAGGTGGATACGCTAAAATTGGATTAGGTAAGATTGTTGGATATACTGGTGGATCAACAGGTATATCAGAAGGTGATATTATTTCAGCTGGGTCACAATCATCAACAGTATGGGATGTAAATATTGTTGGTGGTGGCGGTGGTACAGGTTCTGCTGGTGATTTCAAACTACCAACCACACAAGTACCAGATGTTTATATTGTTGGTGGTGGTGCTACCACTGCTGCTCAAGCATCAGTAACTGTAGCAAATAGTAAAGTAACAGCAGTCAGTTTAGATTCTTCTGGTGCTGGATATACAGAGATACCATACGTTTATGTTATGAATGGTGCTGGTGGAAAAACTAAGGTCACATCCACCATTGATACACAAGCAGAAAATGTTGATGCATTATTCCTTGCTGCTAATAGTTCACAGGTATATACCAACTATGTCAAGTTTGGTGGTCTCAGTGGTTCAACTGGCACAAGATACATTGAATTGAAACCAGTTGATACTACCAATACAAATTACTTCTCAATCAAAGCATGTAGAGGTAATGGTGTTAATGGTGGTAATGTACCAGAAGAAGTGTTGCGTGTATATTATCAGGCAGCTGATTCAACTGGATGGACATTGATTGATACTATTATCACACCAAACTCAGTTAGAACTGATCCTATCATTGGTGATGTCCCTATTGTCAGTCAAGCATGGGATGGTGGTAGTGGTGATACTAAATGGTATACTTATTCAGTAGCATTACCAACAGATGCTAAAGCAGTTGGTACTAAGATAAAGATTGAACAACCACGTGCAACACCTAGTGCTGCTAATGATAATGATGCAGACAGTGACCACTATGGTATATGTGAATTCATTTATTGGAATGAGAAGGTAACAGGTCTTGTATTTGTTCCTACTGCTGGTAAGATCAGTAAACCTGCTGTTGATTCACTATCATATACTGTTCAAGGTGAGACTGGACCAGGTATTACATATAGTTCTGGTGCATCACCATCTGAAGCAACATTGACATTAAAATCAACTACTAAGATAGAACCACAGGCCACCATTGACCCTGACATAGATGTTCCATTGCTTACACCATATACATTATGCAAGTACTTGATCAAAGCTTTCTAAATACTACGGAGATACTAATAATACAATGGCAGATGCACCAGTACTGCAAGTACAGTTAGATGTAATCAATCAGGAGATTGAGTACAACGGTACACCAAAGACTATTCCTGAATCATATTGGAAGGATACGCTCACTCCATTGTTATATCCTTTATGGGATAGTGACAAGGATAAACTTATCACGTTTCAGTATTTTACTAATGATACATACGTTGCTAAACGTAGGAAGTATGTAAAAGACTTTAAGAATAACACATACTCATGGGTTGACTATGAGATGGAAGCAGTTGGTGCTTCTGAAGCAGTTGATCTTAAAGATAAGTTGATTGATGGATTCTATGTAGTTGATGCACTTGAGAATGTTGAGTTCAATGAAGAACTCGCTAGAATGTATTCTAAGCAGAAAGCAGTCACACCATTAAGTGTAAGACTAGCAAGAAATTTCCTCTTAGATGAAACAGACTGGACACAGTTACCTGACGCACCAATTGATGCTGATACTAAAGCACAGTATACATTGTATAGAACTAAACTAAGAGAACTAACTGAGTCTACTGAGTTTAGTACAGACACTGAGAATACTAAGTTTCCCATTGCTCCTGAGTTTTACAATAAAATATACAAGGTAGACTTCCCAACTGAAGAGTATCTTGCAACTGCTGGTCAGTTCATTGAGATGGGTAAGCATCGTCTTAAGAAGTTTAAAGATAAGATAGCATATTTCTTGACACTTAAGTCAGAGACAGATGCCACTTATTTTAATGACCTATTGACACAGTATGAGGCATTCAAGACTATGGAGGAGAAAGGTAATACCAATATGAATCCAAGTCTCGATGATAATAAGGCATTCTTAGAGAAAATTATTAAAGAAGCGAATGACGCATTAGAATCATGATTATACAAGGACAAGAACTATCACAATTTGATTTGATGGAGTACTATGCCAATAGGAATCAATGTCACTTAGTGTACTTTGATCTTGGTAAGTATAATGCTCTTGATGCGACTAAGAAAGCAACCGTCAATACATGGTATGAAGAATTCATTGATGAGTATGCACTTGACATAATGAAACAGGGCGTGTATACTACTATCAGGTTTGAGACTGAGGACGCTGCAACAGTAAATGCTGCTGCTTGGTTCCCCAGAGAGGAGGACTGTCCTGACTCAGATCATTTCATAAATGCGTATGTCGTAGATACATACGGTGATATAGTATGGCAAAACATCCCAAGAGGAAACCAAAGTTAGAGAAATTAGACAATCCGTATCTATTAGACGATAAGTTTATGATGCCAGGATTTGTTACTAAAGATCCTTATGGTGAATGGGCTGCTGTACCTTGTGCTGGTAAGCATAACAGGTACATGGTCATTCACAATGGTGAAATACTCAAGGCATGTAGTTATGATGTTGCCTTCAATTTAATGATGAAACACTATTAATGAAAGATTACATATTATTTGGTGACTGTCTTGACTCACTCAAGATAATTGCAAATGAAGAACAGAAGGCACGTATGTGTGTCACATCTCCACCTTACTATGGTTTGAGAAACTATGGTGATGAAGAGAAACAGTTAGGTCAGGAACAATCACCTGAAGAGTATATTGATAATATGGTTAAGGTCTTTCGTTTAGTAAGAGATTGTCTTACTGATGATGGTACACTATGGTTAAACATAGGTGATTCATATTATAATTACAGAAAGGATGGATGTATACCTAAACAAACATTCTCTCAAAACAGACAAGATTTACCAAAGACAACACCACGTAGATCTAATAAACTACAAGGATACAAAGATAAAGATCTTATTGGTATACCTTGGATGCTTGCATTTGCACTACGTGCTGATGGTTGGTATCTAAGGCAGGATATTATATGGCATAAACCTAATCCAATGCCAGAGTCAGTTAGAGATCGTTGTACTAAAGCACATGAGTACATATTTCTATTAAGTAAGAGTAAATACTATCACTATGACAACGAAGCAATCAAAGAACCTGCAAAGGATTGGGGAACAAGAGACAGAACAAATGGAAAGTACCACAATCCAGGATCAGGACTGCAACCGCATACAGGTCTTACAAAATCATATACAAAACGCAATAAACGCTCTGTCTGGTCAGTAAATAAGAAACCATACAAGGGTGCTCACTTTGCTACATATCCCGAAGAACTCATTGAACCATGCATCCTCGCAGGTTCGGAGAAGGGTGATATAGTATTAGATCCGTTCATGGGTAGTGGCACTACCGCATATGTTGCTAAGAAACATAGTAGAGCATACAGAGGGTGTGAATTGCATAAGGAGTATGACAGTTTAATAAGTGACCGTATTCGCACCATTCCAAACAAATTACCGTTATACTAATAATGTTGAGAGGAACTGATGTGGTTCCTATGCCCCAAACCTACTGACCGCCACGACATTGAAGCGTGGACATGAGGTTGGTAGAAACCTAGCACAGCACACATAAGACTGATGGTTGAAAGTGGTGGGGGTTCAGGTGTAAGCGATTCCCATAGGGTAAATTTGGGCAACTGGGTGAAACCCAGATCATTGCCCCACGTTTCTCTCAACACCCCATTATATTATGAACGATGCCTTCTACAGTATCACAACAACAAAAAGCAAGATTCTTTGCTGAAGGACACACACTCCCTACGTGTGTCAATGATGGTTGTAATAATAATGTACAGGTAAGAGAGTGGAAGTACTGGTCATTCAAATCAGAATGTTCTAGTTGTGCCACTGCACGTAAGAAAGGGATAGATAGACCTGGTGTTACAAGACATAAAAAGAACTATTGCGAAAACAACGATGGTCATCTAGGATGGACATGTCCTGTATCTACATTTGTAGGATTCGAGACTAGTCTTGACCTAGACCATTTAGATGGTGATCATCATAACAATGTTCCTAGTAATGTCAAGACATACTGTAAACTATGTCATGGACGTAAATCAATATTAAATGGAGACTGCAATAGTAACAAATCATCATCGAGGAGCATTGGATGATCATACATGATGACGCATTAAATTATTTGACTGAGATGGATGGAGATAGTATACACCTTACGTGTACATCTCCTCCATATTTTAATGCAAAGGCATACGCACAGTGGCCAACGTATGAAAAGTATCTACAGTTCCTTGAGGATATATTCCGTGAAGTTCACAGAGTCACAGTACAAGGAAGGATGTGTGCTGTTAATTTATCACCAGTAATACAAGCACGTGAGTCAAGAGCACATGAGAGTAAGAGACTTGCGATACCATTCCACTTCTTTAGTATTATGGAGAGATTGGGATGGCAATACATTGATGATATTATATGGTTGAAACCAGAAGGATCTGCTGTTAATCGTAACGGTGGATTCTATCAGCATCGTAAACCAGTAGCATACAAACCAAATCTTGTTACAGAGACTATATTAATATTCAAGAAGCCTGCACCATTCCTTATAGATAAGACAGTGCGTTCCTATGCTCCTGATATATTAGAACAATCATTAGTTGCTGATGGTTATGAAAGATCAAATGTATGGCAGTTTAATCCTGAGACTACATCAAAGCATCTAGCACCATACCCTAGAGAACTATCAGATAAGATTGTACAATACTATTCATTTGTGAATGATGTAGTTCTAGACCCATTCATGGGGTCAGGTACTACTGCGATATCATGTCTAGATTATGACAGAAAGTATATTGGTATTGAAATTCATGAAGAGTATGTTAAGATGGCAAATGATCGTATCAAACGTCACACACCACTTAAGAAGTTCTTATGAAAGATCAAAAAACCATTGATGATCACGAATCACCTGATGAGAAGTGGAATCGTGGACTGGATTTATACATAGAGTCAGTACACAAACCAGACAATGCTCTACGTGGTTGTGCTCATAACCAAAAATGTTTTAATGAACTGATGGAAGTAAGAGCACATGTATTAGAGTATCTAAAGACCTTACGGAGATCAGTATGAAAAGCAGAAGAACACTGTTATCAGAAGCAATTCAAATGTATCTTGATGATGCATCTGTAGATGAGTTTCATTCTGATTTACAGTCAGAATTAGAGAGACTACAATCATATCATCAACAACATGCTGATGATGCTGCTAAAATGAGTGGCAAAGCACCCAAGACAGTCCTATTAAATGAAGAGGATTGGAATGAGTGGGGTCAAAACCCTGATTGGACACCATCACCTGAAGAAGGTTATGAGTATACTCCAACCACTATACCTGGTAAAGCAGAGCAAAAGCAATATAATTATGCTGCTCACATTACTATGTCAGATATAGCAAAATTTCACAGGGGTAGCACCTTGTAGTGTGACAGTTAACAAACTGTTTCAAATTGGATGACAATGGTCTGATCTGTACTATACTAGGTACATCAACAAGTCACCCAATGAAAGTCACTTCAAAAACACGAAGCACATCAAATGGGAAGATTATTGTCTGCCCTTGTTGTGATCAACCATCAAGAGTATACCACTTTGCGTGGTCTGCACTATCATGTGCTCACTGTGATGAATCTGTACCCAAATTAGCATGGAACTTACTATGAACGAATTGATTCAAGACTTCACCAATAACATTTCATATTGTAAACATGTTATTGGTTGTAATGAAGAGCAGACTAATGAACTCATTCAAGCTGCTGATGAACTAGGTGTATCAGCAGAGTATTTCTGTGAAGAGTTTATTGTTGCTCCTGAAGGTGAAGAATGTATGAAGTATCAAGACGGTGAATTCCTTGATATTGATTCATTCAACACATATCATGGCATCTACTTTGAATATGAGGTAGATTAATGAATTTGAAAGCGGATACTATCAGTAGGATCATTGGGTCTGTACTGATAGTAGTCTCTTACTTTGTTATATTACATGTCAATGTAATTGTTGGCACTGTATTACATGCATTTGCTGATGTCATAAGCATACCATACTTCATTCGTACTAAAGGATGGGATGTGGTTATTATGCTATCATTCATGACGTGCATTTCTGTAAGCAAGTTTGCTTTATAACAATGCCAAAGAAGTTTCCTTTTGCGGTCGGTGATCGTGTTAGACTCAATGATGATGAAGGGTTCATCACATTTATAGACACAGCATACTTTACGTTATGTGTTAGAGAGTGGGAAGATAAGAATAGTATGCATGGTGTGAGACAATGTAATGTATTAATATACAGGTCATACTGGGATGAAGTAGAAAGACTGTGACACTCAAGAGAGTGTCCACATTCTATTGCATCCGCTTTTGTATGCACTATAATAAGTACATAACAAACAAAGGAACACATGACTAGACCAGAATTCGTTGAGTACGTTGAATCATTCTACTTACCAACACATGAAGATGTATTATATCCTATTGAAGGATTAACTAGTCAGAAGATTGAAGATGCACTTGATGTGTACATTGAGAGAATTGAGAAAGGTGACCTAGAGTATGTACATTACTCATGGGGTGGTGGTGATAGTTTAGACAGAGAAAGAGTAAGAGATATCATACTTGAGACAGTTTAATTACTGTCACACACTCTGTTGCAT